GCATCCTTCAACAAATACTTTGTAACCTACAAGTTAAAAGAACAAATCAAAGGTCAGTTTAAGAAGTACTTATCACCAGAGATGGTAGATAAGCTTGCAGAAAACCCAGAACTATTGAAACTTGGTGGTGAGAGAAAAGAGATGACATTCATGTTCATGGATATATGTGGGTTTACTCCAATAAGTGAAGCCTATAAAAACAAGGATGACCCAGAGGGATTGGTAGAACTTATCAATAGATTCTTAGATGTTCAGACCAAGATTATAATAAATAATAATGGAACAATTGATAAATATATGGGCGATTGCATAATGAGTTTTTGGAATGCCCCTCTAGATTGTGAAGACCATGCAGAACTTGCTGTAAAGTCTGCATTAGAAGTCTTACAAGCAACAAAGGATTTGAATGAAGAACTTAAACCTCTCAACTTGCCTCCTATTAATGTGGGCATTGGTATCTCCACAGGCGAATGCATCGTTGGAAACATGGGGTCAGAAATTAGATTTGACTATTCAGTCATCGGAGATGCAGTCAACTTGGGAGCTAGACTCGAAGGTCAAACAAGAAATTATGATGGGGTTGACTTGTTGTTATCGGAAAGAACTTATCAATTATGTCCAGACAGAGCATTCTCAGAAGTTGACAGAATCAATGTTAAAGGGAAATCAGAGAAGGTTACAATTTACACTACATGAACCAATAACTGATTGGCAATGGACTGCATTCGTAACACTTCAATTTCTTGATATCTATACTACCTATAAAGGATTACAATACAATTGTGTTATAGAACTAAATCCTATACTGGGTGAACAACCCTCAGTAATGAAAATGGGTGTAACAAAATTTGTTATACTTTATCCAGCAATGATGGCTGAAAAGCAAAATCAAACATTAACTAGAGATGATATGAGAACTATTAACTATGCTATGACTTTAGTTATTGCAAACAATAATGCTGTTGGTAATAGAGCAAAAAGGAATTGTTATAAAAGATAATCTCTAGTTATAATGTATTATATATACTATGTATGAAGGACAAAGAAAAATACATAGACTATATTGAACTAGGAACTCTTGTATTCTTTTTTTGCCTTTCAGTATCCTCACTAACAGTATCATGAAAACAGATGCATGGAAAAGACCTTTACCTTCTGCTGTAGATGATTGTGCAAATGTGACTTCTGGATACGAACAACAACTTTCATTTAACTTCGGAACTCAAGTAAGGGATGCAACTCCTCAAGAAGCTGATGAATGGTTTGATAGAAAACTATTACAAGTAGTTAACCTTGCACCTAACGAATCTATGGTAGAAAAGATTGTAGATGTACATCCTATGAAACAGGTTGCAGTCATGTCGGTAGTTCAAGTCCTAGTATTTGGGTTTATGTTGCTTTCGTTCTACCTCATTGGTTTAGGTTTATCTACTTGACAAATACCCATTTCATGAGATAATAGGAACTATGAGATTATTAGAAGAATCCTATGGGGATGTCAGAATCTTTTCTGAACGACCCTATGGTTACAAAAGGTATATCGTAGAAAGTAAAGATAGTACTAGAATCTATTCTGGATTATGGTATAAACTTGAACAAATTAAAGAATTTGTTGAAAAAGACTTGAAATCTAAAGATTAATCCTTATATATACTATAGTGATGCACATTTGGTGGTCACATAATTTAACCTTGCATAATAATGGAGGCAAAAATGGTAAAATTAACTACGCTGGACTTACAGGAAATGATGAACCTTACAAGTCCATTCTCAATTGGTATTGATGACTTCTTTCGAAGAATCGATAATGTTTCAAGAAACAACAGTCAATCGTACCCCCCTTATAATATCACAAAAGTCGATGATGAACACTTTGTTATCGAAATTGCATGTGCTGGTTTCGGAAAAGACCACATAGATATCGAAGTTCAAGAAAATGAACTAAGAGTTCTTGGTGACAAGTCAGACCCAAATCCAGAAAGAGTGGCAAACTCAAGTGCAATTCACACTGGTATTGCATCTCGTAAATGGAAAAGAAACTTTGTTCTTGCAGATGACATTGAAGTCGGTTCTGCATCTATAGAAGATGGTATTCTATCGATTCCAATTACAAAAATTATTCCAGAGGAAAAGAAACCTAAGAAAATCTCTATAGGAACTAAGAAGTTATCTAAAGAATTTTTAGTGGAATAAAAAAGAGTTGACAACATCCAGTCTCGTGGTATACTAAATATAGTTGAAATAAAATTATAGAGGTATTTTTATTATGTTAAACAAAGGAAATTTAAACGACCTTTCCAATGTCATTTTTCATGTTCGTGAAAACGATGACTGGAATGTTGTTCACTTAGACCAATTAATGGATGACAAAAAAATTGTTATCTTTGGTCTGCCAGGAGCATTCACTCCAACTTGTTCGACTCAACAATTGCCTGGCTTTGAAGAAATGTACGACCAGTTCTTAGAATCTGGAGTAGATGAAATCTACTGTACATCTGTAAACGATACATTCGTAATGAATGCATGGTTCGAAGCACAAGGAATTGAAAAAGTCAAACCACTTGCAGATGGATGTGGAGACCTTGCACGAAGCTTAGGTATGTTAGTCAAAAAAGACAACTTAGGTTTTGGACTTAGGTCTTGGAGATATGCAATGTTAGTATGTGATGGAACTGTACAGTTATTCTGCCCAGAACCTAATCATCAAGACAATGCACAAGATGACCCTTATGGTGCATCATCCCCTAGCAGTTTTATAACCGAAGTCCAAGACTATCTTGGATTTAATGATTCAGTAGAAGAAGTTCCTACTGAGGAGATATAGTATGGAATATATTATTATTGCAGTTGTCTTAGGTGCAGTAGGATATTGGGCATATGTAGAGTCTTCAAAGACTCCACCAGTTGTTAAGCCTGTACCTACAGTAAAAAAGACTACAAAGATATCAAGACCAGTTCTTAGTAAACTCACTAAAGCACAACTTGCTGAAAAGGGTAAAAAACTAGGAGTTGAGGTTGATACTAAAAAACTCAAGAAAGATATTGTCAACGAAGTATTTAAGGCACAGTAATGTCGACCCCAAAATACAAAATTGTTGTCAATGCAAAAGATGGTGAAAATGGTGTAGAAATAACTGAGGGTAAGTATGAGGGAATCATATATACCTATGGTGAAGTTCAGTTTCTACCAGTAGAAGGTGAAGATACACCACCAACCATAAATTTTACTAGAGCAGTTCGTAAGTGTCCAGACTCATTGAAGGAAACTATATCAGATGATACAGAGTTCAATCAAATCATGGGTGACATCCTTATCGAAATGTTACAAGAACAAGGTGATAAAGCCGTGGAGTTACTCAAAGATGAAAATCAAGAATCCAAGTCAACTTAAGTACGAAATCATAAGGGATGAAGGTGTCGTTTATGCAATCTACAAAGACCACTTAGGTTATCCAACCTTTGGTATTGGACATTTAGTAAAAGAATCAGACCCAGAGTTTGGTCAAGAAGTTGATACACCAGTATCAGAAGAAAGGGTGGATGAAGTATGGAATCATGACTTTGCAGAACATGTAGAGGAATGTGGAAAACTTTATCCAGATTTAGAAAGTTATCCAGATGAGGTTCAAAGAGTTTTAGTTAACATGACCTTTAACATGGGTATGACAAGACTATCTAAATTTCAGAACTTCAAGAAAGCAATTGAATCCAATGATTGGAAACAAGCTGCAGTTGAAGGAAGAGATTCAAGATGGTATAACCAAGTCACTAATCGTGCAGAACGATTAATGAAAATGTTAGAGGAAGTATGAATATAAAATATTTGAAATTAGTTACAGGTGAAGAACTTGTGACAGACTACAAGGATGAAGGTGGAACAACAGTTACTATGAAAAACCCTCTTGGTATCCTAATGAGTCAAAGTGAAAAGGGATTTAACATTCAGTTAGTTCCTTATGGGTCAATGGCAAAAGATGAAACAATCATAGTCAACCATAAGAATATAGTATTTACAGCAGAACCAGAAGACAAACTTCGTAATCAGTACGAATCAATCACTGGTCAAGTAATTACTCCACCACAACCATCTATTATTACATAATGAAAACAAGAATCGTGAAAGCACTTCTTCTTAAATACGAAGGAGTCATTGCAGAAGCAAAGATGAATATTGATATCTATCTTGAAAAACCAGCAGGTATTGGAGAACATCCAGAGATACTTGAGTCTATCGATTTGCAAGTAGCTAAAATTGCAGAGGCAGAAGATAAGATATCAACTCTAAAAAAACATTTTGTTGACCAAAAAGTAATCTAGTAGTATAATAACTAGATGCACTTTTATACAAATGTCTATCAGCATAGAAACCTAATCCTTGTTCGTGAGTTCAAGGATGGGGAGTATATTCAAAAACAGGTTCAATACAAACCTACATTCTATGTTCCAACGAACAAAGACTCATCCTTTCGTTCTGTAAAAGGACAAAACCTAGAACCTAAGAAGTTCAACTCTATTGCACAAGCACGACAGTTTCGTGAGAAGTGGAAAGATGTAGAAGGTTTTGATGTTCATGGAATAGAACGACATCCTTACGCATACATTGCAGAATACTTCCCTCAAGATATTGAGTGGATGATGAGACATGTTCGTATCATGAATCTTGATATCGAGTGTGAGTGTGAGAATGGATTCCCAGAACCAACAGAAGCTGCAGAAGAAATCAATGCAATTACATTTAAGATGTTTGGACATGATACCAAATATGTTTTTGGTACTCAAGCATGGGAACATAATGACCCAACAATCAAATACTTTCATTGTCAAAACGAGAAACAACTTCTCAAAACATTCCTAGAAGAATACAAAAAGATATACCCAGACATTATTACTGGTTGGAATGTTGACCAGTTCGATATCACTTATCTTTACAATAGAATTAGTAAACTATTCAGTAATACTATTGCAGACCAACTATCGCCTTGGAACATTACAACAGTTCGTGAGTGGGATACATTTGGTAAGAAACAACAAGCATATACACTAACTGGTGTTGAGGTTGTAGATTACTTGCAACTTTATCAGAAGTTTACATTTAAAAGAAGAGATAGTTACAAACTAGAAAACATATCACAAATAGAACTTGGTAAAGGTAAAATCAACTATGAAGAGTTTGGTGCAATGCATCTATTCTACAAGAAAGATTATCAAAAGTTCTTAGAGTATAATGTTCGTGATGTGACTTTGGTAGAAGAACTAGAAGATAAACTAGGATTGATGGGTCTAATGATTCAGATGGCATATACTGCAAAGTGTAACTATCTTGATGCATTCAGACAAGTAAGATATTGGGATATTCTAATATTCAATCGACTCAAACAACAGAACATTATTGTTCCACCAGCACGAGGTGGTGCTCCCAAGAAACAACAATTCATGGGTGCATATGTAAAAGACCCACAAGTTGGAATGCATGAATGGGTTATGTCGTTTGACTTAAACTCTCTGTATCCACATTTAATTATGCAATACAATATTAGTCCAGAGACATTTTCTGGAATGACAAGTGATACAACTAATGTTGATATGATGTTAAGGAAGGAAGTTAGAACAAACAATCTATTTGCACAAACACCAAATGGTGCAAAGTTCAGTAAAAGAAAACAAGGATTCCTTCCAGAGATTTTAGAGAACTTGTATGATGAAAGAGTCTTATGGAAGAATAAGATGATTGAGTATCAGAAAGAGTTTGAGACTACAGATGACCCTAGAAGAAAACAAGAACTAAATCGAGAGATTGCAATTGCATATAACAATCAAATGGTTCGTAAGATTTCTTTGAACAGTGCTTATGGTGCAATTGGTAATGAGTGGTTCAGATATTTTGAGATTGGTCTTGCAGAGGCTGTTACATCTAGTGGTCAACTTGCAATTAAATGGGTCGAACATGCAGTTAACAAGTACTTAAATACCATCTTAGAGACAGAAGATGACTATGTTGTTGCAATCGATACTGATTCAATCTATGTAAGATTTGATGAACTTGTCAAAAAGGTTAATCCAAAAAATCCTATCGAGTTCTTAGACCAAGTTGGTAATGGTAAAATGCAAGAAGTCATAAACAAATGTTATGAAGAACTGGCAGAGTACTCTAGTGCATACCAAAACAAAATGGTTATGGGTCGTGAGGTAATTGCAGACAAAGGTATCTGGACTGCCAAGAAAAGATACATTCTCAATGTATATGATAACGAAGGTGTAAGACTTGCAAAACCCAAACTTAAGATGATGGGTATTGAAACTGCAAAGTCATCTACACCAGCATGGGTTCGTAGTAAGTTGGAAGATGCAATCAAAGTTGTCATGAAGGGTGATGAAAAACTTGTCCATGAGTTTGTTGATAATGCAAGAAAAGAATTTAAAGAACTAGACCCATATGATATTGCATTCCCAAGAAGAGTTAACAATCTGATTGAATATGCAAATGCAGTTTCAGTTTATAGAAAAGGAACACCAATGCATGTAAGAGCATCTTTGATGTTTAATCATTTAGTAAATCAAAAAGGATTAGACATGCAATTCGAACCAATATCAAGTGGTGAGAATATCAGATTTTTATACCTAAAAATACCCAATCCACACAAAGAGAATGTCATAGGTTTTATAAATACTTTACCTAGAGAGTTTAATCTCCATTCCTACATAGATTATGATTTACAATTTGATAAGTCATTCATTGAACCTCTCAAATTAATACTTGAAAAAATAGGTTGGTCGACTGAACCACAGTCGAGTCTAGAAGATTTTTTTAATTAATTAATAGGGGATTTTGTCTCCTAAAGGAGAGAAAATGAACCCACATATTTACAGGGCAGATATTACACGAGTGGTTGATGGCGATACATGTGATGTAACTTTACATTTAGGATTTGATATTTTATATAAAGGTAGAGTGCGTTTAACAGGAATTGATACACCAGAATCTAGAACCAGAGATTTAGAAGAAAAGAAATTTGGTCTTGCATCAAAACAATACTTCAAAGATTGGGCTGCAAAATATGATTCAGTATTAGTAGAATCTACTGAGAAAGGAAAGTTTGGTAGAATACTTGGAAGAATTTATAACCCAGATATGTCTGAATGTTACAACGATAAGAGTATAGAAGACCATCATGCAGTAGTTTATAATGGTGAGAATAAAGACTTAGTTGAGCAACAACATCTTGAAAATAGAAAATGGTTGACAGAACAGGGATTGGTAGTATAATAGTATAACAGTCGAGGAATATATTATGGATTTATTGAAAGACCTTGCAAAAGCAAGTGGTAATGAGTTAGCAGGAATCGTATCTGATGGAATCGTGGCAGGTGATGTCGATGGTTACATTGATACTGGTTCTTATATTTTAAATGCACTAGTGAGTGGTGATATCTATCGTGGTATCCCATCTAATAAGATAACTGCACTGGCAGGTGAGAGTGCAACAGGTAAAACATTTTTTGCACTAGGAATGGTTCAAAAGTTTTTAAATGATAACCCAGAGGGTAATGTTGTTTATTTTGAATCTGAATCTGCACTAACTCAAGAAATGCTGGAAGAAAGAGGAATCGATACAAGTCGTATTCTTTTAGTTCCAGTAACAACTATTGAAGAGTTTAGAACTCAAGCAGTTAATATCATAGATGGATTTGATAAACAAAAGAAAGGTGATGAGAAACTTTTCTTTGTTCTAGATTCACTTGGTATGTTATCTACAATCAAAGAAACAGAAGATATTGGTTCTGGTAAAAATGTCAGAGACATGACCAAAGCACAAGTCATCAAAGGTACATTCAGAGTGTTAACTTTGAAACTTGGTAAGGTTGGAATTCCGATGATAGTAACGAACCACACATATGATGTGATTGGTTCTATGTTTCCACAAAAAGAAATGGGTGGTGGAAGTGGTTTGAAATATGCAGCCTCTTCAATCATTTATCTTTCAAAGAAGAAAGAAAAAGATGGAACAGAAGTCATTGGTAATATCATTCATTGTAAGAATCAGAAATCAAGACTTACAGTAGAAAACAAAATGGTCGATGTTCGACTAACTTACGATAAAGGTCTTGATAGGTATTATGGTTTACTTGACCTAGCATTGAAGTATGGCATA